ACAAGCGAATCAGATTGGAAACGATACTACGGAAGCTCTGAAGACCTTAAACAAGACATTAGAAGAGTGGGCAGAGAAAATTTCAAAAGAGAAATCCTCTCAACGCATCCCACCCCAGGTAGAGTCAATTATGAGGAAACTAAACAACTCTTCACAAGAGGAGTTCTAACTGAATCTTTAGAAGACGGAACCCCTGCCTTTTACAATTCAAATATACTCGGACGTTATTATAGGAAGGACTATTTTGATTACGGCAAGATGCAAGATATGTAACAAAGAATTAACCAGCACTAGCAAGGTTCAGTTCTGTGGTTGTTCAAATCAGATGAGAATTGTAGGTGATACTATTTCTGCAGTTGAACTAAGTCAGGTAGTTCTAACAAAATCTAAAGATATTGTTAAAAATCATGGTATCCTGACAGAAAATGACCTAAAATACCAAGAGGCTCGCCGCAAACGGAAAGTCCGTAAATTAACCTACGAAGAACGATGATCAACCTAGACGAGAAATTTCACAACTACCTAGAAAATGGCACTAAGTGCTTCAGAATTGATGGAGTTAATGAACCTCTCAAAGGGTATGGTTATCATTGTGATGGTAGTGACATAAAGGGTTACTACGTGTTGACAGAAAACTATAAGCTGTACTATAATTTGGAAGAGAAGTTTCTCTACAAAGAGGTTCTCCCTACGGTCACTATATAATTTACCAATTAATTTATTATGCAAATTTTTCTAGACACTGCTGATTATCAAGAGATTAAAGATCGTTATGAAACTGGTTTAATTGCTGGTATTACAACAAATCCTACACTTGTTCGCAAGTCAGGAGTTTCTTATCTTGATTTTATTACTACTCTTTCAAGAGATTTTTCTTTTGTTAGTATCTCAGCTGAAGTTGATGGAAAAAATGCTGATGAAATGATTGAAAATGCACAACAGTACATTGAAATTGGTTCGGAAGTTACTATAAAACTACCTCTTACTAGAGAGGGTCTTATTGCATGTAAGTTCCTTTCTGCAGATGGTGTGAAGACTAACGTCACTCTTTGTTTCTCGGTAGCACAAGCAGCATTGGCAACATTGTCTGGTGCCACATATATCTCACCATTTGTGGGTCGTCTTAATGACAATTCATTCAGTGGTGTTGAACTTGTACGTGCTATCTCTGGTCTATATTGTGCTCAGGGATGTGAAACTAAAATTCTAGCAGCATCTTTGCGTGATGTTCATCACGTTTCTAGATGCTTCTCTTATGGAGCGAGTGTAGCTACGCTACCTACTAAAGTATTTGATAAGATGTATAATCATGTGTTGACAGACTCAGGTTTGGCAATTTTTGAAGAAGACTTTAAAAATTTAAAAGCATGATTATAATCTATTCAAGATCTGGTTGTCCTTATTGCGAAAAAATAAAACAAGTTATGGAGTTGGAAGAAGTTCAACACATGACATATGAATTGGATCGTGATTTTACACGGGAAGAGTTTTATGAGAAGTTTGGAGAGGGATCAACCTTTCCACAACTAACTCTTAATGATATTCATTTAGGTGGATGTCAAGAATCTATCAAACATATGCAAAGAGAACAAATTTGTTGTCAATTATGAATGAAGTAACATTAGAAGAGTTTGAAAGTAACTATGATAAGTATATGGATCTCATTGAATCAGGTGAGCAGTTCATTATTAGGAAACCAGATGGTGGAGCAGTTGCTGCTGTTCCAGCCAAAGCTTTGGATCCTTCAACCGAGCACATGAGTGATGATGAATGGTATAATTCATTTAACAATCACGATGATGCTTCATAATCAAATCGTAAATTTACATAGAGGTTACTATGAGCGTAAAATCACAAGTTAAAGTTGCTGAAGAAGCACTACGTCAAGCATTGATTAACGCTCTTGCAGAGGGTGAAGATCAGTGGGTTGCTGATTTGTTTGCTAGTTATCAAACAGTTGGTGACTTGAATAAAAAAGTTAATCCAACAACATTTAATGTTGAGTTTAATCGTCCTGGTGGTGATCTAGACCGTATGGATAATGTTGTTGAATTTAATACTGGTGATCAGTTTAATGTAGATACTGATTATATGACAGGTCTTGACTTTGAGAACATCAGCATTAGTACGAATAGTGATGACACTATCACTTTCACTTAATTTAGAAAAGGAGGTTTACACCTCCTTTTTTTATGTTTAATAAATACTTCTAGCTTAGTAAAATTGTCTTCAGGACTGGAAGTATGTCAAAAATTCTTGCGAACCAGATCGCTAATTATGGGGATGATGCTCCTATAGAGATTAAAGAAGGTCTCAACATCCCCGCTGGTAAACCTATTCAGGCTGCTGGTGTCACGGGAACTTCTGGTCAGGTTTTAAGTTCAACTGGTGCAACAATTGAATGGGTTACTCCTTTTGATGGAGATTATCCTAGTCTAACTAACAGACCAACCATCCCTGCAGCACAGGTAAATGCAGATTGGAATGCATCAGGTGGTGTAGCAGTAATATTAAACAAACCAACAGTACCTCCTCTAACAAGTCTTACCGTAAATTCTGCAGGAACTGCAAATTTATCATTTAATGCTGCTAATGGAGAGTTTACATATACTCCTCCAGATCTTTCTAACTACGACACTGCATATGGTTGGGGCAATCATGCATCAGCAGGATATTTAACATCACTTGGTGATGCTGCTGGAGTTACTACTACAAAAATTGGTAATTGGGATAATGCATATGGATGGGGTAACCATGCTAGTGCAGGATATTTAACTTCTTATTCGGAAACACAAACACTTGATGATGTTCTTGCATTAGGTGCATCAACTACTAGAGATATCACCACTACAGGTAAAATATTATTTTCTAATAATTATGCCAATCTAGTTGATCTTCCAAATGCATCTACTTATCATGGTATGTTTGCACATGTTCATAATGAAGGTCATGGATATTTTGCACACGCTAATGCATGGACACAATTACTAGACACTAGTTCTGCTATTGATGAACTAGGAAATGTTGATCTTTCTATTGCTCCTACTGATGGATATGTTCTTAAATGGGAAGCATCATCTAGTTCTTGGAAAGCATTTCCTGATCTAGTAGGAACTAGCAATGCTGGTATCACACTACAAGATCTTTCTATTCAAACAGCTGCAGCAGGATCTAGTGCTTTATCTTATAGTGATACAACTGGTGTATTTACATTTACACCACCTGATCTTTCTGGTTATGTAACTACAGAAACTGATCCAGTATTTACTGCATCAGATGCTGCAGGTATTACTGCTTCTAGTATCTCAAACTGGGATGCAGCACATGGATGGGGTGACCATGCTAGTGGTGGATATATGTCTGATCTTGTGAATGATACATCTCCTCAACTTGGTGCTACCTTAGATCTTAATAATGCTGGTATCATGGGTACTGGTAATATTGATACCAATAGTGCTATTAGAGGAACTGCAGTGATTGCTGGATCTTCTATGGGAGGTGTTGGTGAAGGATGGTTTATTTCAAATACAGGACAAGCAACTGCTAGAAGAGATGAAGTTGCTAGTGTACCTCAGAATGTTCTTCAGATAGGAAATGTTAATGATTTAGATGCATTAACCATAGATGGTAGTGGTAACCTTTCTACTGTTGGTGCGATATCAGTAGCAGCAGATAGTGGTACTACTGGTACTGGTGCTAAGATAACTCTTGGTGCTTCTGAAGAATTAGAATTATTCCATAGTAGTAGTGGTTCTAGTGGTGTAAGATCTACTGGTGGTGTATTTGCTATTCAGAACCAGATGAATACTGGTAACGCCAACTGGGATAAAGCAATACAGTTGCAAGCATATGGTGATATTCAATTACGTCATATGGGTGGTTCTGATGCCGTCTATTGTACTGCTGGAGGAGCTGTTAATTTATATCATAATGGATCTGGTCCTAAATTAGTGACTGATGCAAGTGGTGTAGCTATTAGTGGTGGAATCGTAGACAAGGATGGTAACTTAGGAACAGCAGGTCAGGTACTAAGTTCTACTGGTACCGAACTTGAGTGGGTTGATCAAACTGGTGGTGGTGGTGGTGCTAATGTAACTATTAGTGATACTATTCCTGCAGGTTCTCCTAGTGCTGGTGATCTATGGTGGGAGAGTGACACTGGTCGTTTAAAAGTATACTATCAGGATACTGATAGTTCTCAGTGGGTTGATACATCTCCACCATTAGCAAATCCAAGTGGTCTAAGTCAGACTACTACTAATGGAACTAATGGTATAACCATTACATCTAATACATCTGGTGCTAATGCTAATGCTATTGAATTTAAGAC